GATAAGGCCGCCTGCCCGCCTCTCCCGGAGGAGCCGTCACACCGTGCCGTTCCTCCGCTGCAAGCGGCCTTCCCGCCAAACATAGGCTTTTAACGAGCCCACAGATACGCGCCCGCGCGTATTATATAAAGGTAGTCAGACACTCATATCGCCGCCCCGACCTGCCTACGTCAGTACACCACGCATGAGCGCAGTCCTTCAGCCCGCCAGGGCGGCTATACCAATGTCTGCCGATGCCGCGCTGCCGCGGCATCGAAGCTGAGGGGCCGCCCGCCGCCGTGGCTCCTGGGCTTCAGCATCAGTGCCCCGGCCTCCTCCAGCACCTCCCGGATCTCCCGCGGCGTCACCGCGTTCAGCTCCGCCAGTATGCCGATCTGCCGCTTAGGATTGCGGGCCGTGCGGTAGCTGCTCACGATCTCGCTCTCCGACATCTGTAGGTGTCTCACTGCCCCCCCTCCTTCGGTTTTCATTCGTCCATCTCCTCCTTCAGCCAGTTTTCTATGCTATGTATCGTGTCCGGCAGGACGGTCTCCGCGCCCTTCGCCTTGGCGTAGCCGTCATAGCGGAAGTCGAACAGCTGCACCGCCGGCTCCCTGTCCGACATCCGCCGGAGGACGTCGCCTCTTGTGGCCGGCACTACCACCAGTCCCACCCCGCCGCAGCGCGGGCAGCCCTGTGGCGTCACGCCCCGGCACGTCGGACAATACACCGTCTTTCTGTACAGCTCCTCGCGGTACTTCTTCATTCCAGCACCACCTCCACCTCGTATTCCTTCAGCATCTGCCGAATGTCCGCCCAGGTGACGTAGCCCTCGGCCACGCACCCGGCGGCGTGGTTTAGCTCCCGGGCCAGCTGCTGCACGTCGTCCATGGGCGCGGCGTGCTTGTCGATCAGGACGTAGAGCATCAGCTCAATGCCCCGGTGCAGGCCCTCCGTGACGCCCCGGTCATAGGCAGCATCCACGTCTTTCTGCGTCCGCGGCACCCGCCGCGGGTTCACCCTATTGCCCATCCCGGTACTCCATCACGCTGCGGGATTTGTCCTCCGCCAGCTTTTTTTCCACAAAGGCGATGGCCTCCCGCAGAATGGCGCAGCCATGGATCCCGTAGTTGTGCTCCCGCCCGCAGCCCAGGCAGGCGAGGCTCCCGGTCTGCACCTTCAGCCGCCGCAGGCTGTCGATCAGTTCCTTATCTGTCATGCTCTGTTCCCTCCGGGCTCTCCACTATGGGCATCCACCATTTCACGGCCACGTCCTCCGCCTGCGGGTAGTCATCCAGCTCCCAGCCGTTGTAGGCCGTGGCGAACACCACCGCGTCGCACAGTGTGATGTTCCCGGCCTTGCCGCTGGCCACCGCCAGCACCGGCACGCCGTACTCCGGCTGACGCGCCCGGGCGTCCACCCACTTTTGCTTTTCCTGCAGCACCGCGATCTCCTCGGCGTACCGGGCACACCGGTCCGTCAGCTCCTCAATCTCATACGACGCCTCGATGCACAGGTCGTAGATCTCCACGGTGGCTTTTCGCGTGTCTCGCGGCAGCTCCCGCAGCCTTTCCACCAGCTCAGTCGTCTTGCTCATCGCAGAACACCTCCTCCAGCAGCTTGTCCAGCGCCTCCTCGCTCTTTTTGGTCAGACGCCGCTGCCGCCAGCGGTCCTCCACCGCCAGCGCACCGGCCGCCAGCCACAGCAGCGCCGCCGCACCGCATACGATACTGAAAAAATCCATGTCGCACATTCCTCCTGTTTTTATTTTTCGGAGCGTTTCCACTCCGCTTCCAACTGTTTCCGCGCCGCCGTATCCGCCCGGCGCCAGTCCTCCCACATATCCTGCGTCCAGTGCCGCCGGTCTGCCGCCTCGGCCTCCGCCGTGTAGCGCTGCTGGGGCCGGACACTGTGGGCGATGGCCGCCGCCATCACAAGGTCGTCGTGCTCCCCCACCGCCGCCTGCGGCTTGCGGTTCTCGTCGTATACAAAGGTGATCATCTCGCCCAGTGTCCACGTCGACACCACCAGCCCCGGCTCCTCGTCCATCACCGTGTGCAGCGTGGCCAGCATCTGGGGCCGCGTCTTGGGGGACGTCACCCAGCCCTGGGACTTGACCATCACATTCTTAAAGGTGTCGAAGCGCTCCCGCTGGTAGAGCTTCGGGTAGTGCCACTCCTCCAGCTTCTTTTCCGGGTAGGTGGAGAAGTTGACCTCCACCGCCGTCAGCGCATCGTTGTAATACCGGCCCATACAGTAGATCTGCCGGGCATACTGTATCTCAGACAAGGGCATCTGCAGCTCTGCCACCTGCGCCCCGGTGCGGTTGTCCAGTACAAAGGCTGTGAAGCGGTCGCTGCCCTCGCCGGCTGTATCGCCGCCCAGCACATAGGGCACGCCCCTCTCCGGTGCCTTCCAGATACGCACAGCCCCGGCCTCGCCGGGCTCATACCGCCAGTTCCGGGGCGCTGCCCCCGGCTCCGCCGGCTCGTCGAAAACGAACCAGCCCACGGATGCGGGCGCCGGTGCGTGCATCCGCTGCCGGCCCAGCGCCGCGTTGTCGAAGTAGCCCTCGCCACTGAGCAGGAATGCCTCGTCCGGCGTGTTGGGGTACTCCTGCCGGAACATAGCCGCGTCGTTGCCGCAGTTGGCCTTGATGCACCAGCGGCGCCACATGAGCTGCTCATCGTCCAGCCCGAAGTCCCGCCGGAGGCCTTCCTCCTCCTCGTCCCACACGGTGCCCTCCGGCACGCTCTTTCGGTACCCCGGCTCCAGGTACCACGGCAGGAATATCGGCGTCCATGCGTTGACGCCGGCCACCGCGTCGTCCCACAGTGTCTTGAAGTGGTCGTAGCCGTTGGCGGTGGACTCGATGACCACCATCGTGTCCGGCTCATCCGGCACGGCCTGCATGATGCCCAGCAGCAGCTCGCCCTTGTTCTTGGGCCAGAAGGCGTACTCGGAGATATGTACATTGGTCAGCGTATCGCTTCGGCCTACGCCGCCCTTGCCCGCCGTCTGGCAGCGGATAGAGCTCCGCAGGCCCGGCCGGCGGCGCTTCTCTTTCTCGTCCTTGGTGGGGTTCTCGAACACCAGCTCCTTGGCGTTGGAGTTTTTCCGCATAGGCTGCGCGCCGGGCGGAAGGCTGTCGTAGAACAGCTTGTTCATTTTGAACAGGTTGGCCGTGGCCGTGTTCTCGTGGGCCACGATCAGCGTCTTTACGTTGGGACGCGTCACCGTATCCTGGAACATCAGCCCCTCCGTCACCGTGGAGATACCCTCCTGCCGTCCTTTGAGGACGATCAGTCGGATGGGCTTCCCCTGTGCCGCCTGCCGGCGGATGACGCCGTACAGGTTATTCTGCGCGTCGTTGAAGCGCAGGCGCGCCATCGTCTGTTTTTTTGTGCGTATCCACAAGAGGTTTTCGCAGTATTCCTTCGGGTTCCGCAGGTTCACACCCTCGCCTCCTCTCCTCAAAGCCGCCGCCCGGTCATCGGGCAGCCGCTTTCAAAAGAGGGCGGTGCGGGGCGGCTCACGCCAGCCCCGCCGCTTTTCTCTTTGCCATGACCTTGCGATACAGCCGCTGGGCTGTCCGGTCGTCCGTTACGATGTCACCCCGCAGGTAGTAGGTACAGCCGTCCGGAGACTCCGCCTTTCGCGTATGGTCCGTCTTGCCGGCGTAGTCGCATTTGTATCCGGCCCGGCCGGAGCGCCACACGCAGCTTCCGCAGTGTTCCGCCATATCACGCGCCCACCTTCCGCACCTGGTCAGCCAGTGCCAGCAGTGCCCGCCGCAGCTTCTCCTGCTGACTGTCCGGCAGCGCCTGCAGCAGCGCGGCCAGCGTGTTCACGTTTTCCACCGTCTGATCGAACACCACCTTGAACTTGGTCATGCCCTCGTTGCTGGCGGCAGCGGCCAGCTTGTGGGCGGCCTCCGCCTCGGCTTTGTAGCCCTTGGCGGCATCCAGCGCGCTGTCGCGTTCACGTTCGGCATCCTGAAGCGCTGCCTCGGCGGTCTCCTTCCTGTCCTCGGCCGCCGCGGCAGCGCCGCGGGCCTGCTCCAGTGCCTTTTCCAGCTTCGCCACCCGCCTGGCAGCTGCTGACTCGGCCTCCTGCCGGGCGGCGGCCAGCTGCTCCTCCGTGGCGTCCTTCTGCTCAATGGCCACCTCCGTGGGGCGGTTCTTCAGCGCCTCCAGCTCTCCCTGCAAGGCCTCCACATGGTCCCGTGCCTCCTTTGCGGCCTCACGGGCGGCGTACAGGTCCGCCTTGGCCTGCTCCGCCTCCTGGCGGGCAGCGTTGCGCTCCGCCACGGCCTTCTCCAGCTCCTTCACCGTCATCTCCGCCGCAGTCTTTTCCGCGCCGTTTACCGCGTGCTTTTCCTCGGCGAAGCTGTCGCGCTCTGTATCCGGCAAAGCCAGTAATACCAAGGCTTTCCGCACGCCCAAATCCGCAACGGTTGCGGATTTGCCGTACTCTTTCCACAGCCGGATATACTGCTGCGCGCTGCGCTCGGAGAACTCCACCTTCTTCTCCAGCCACGGCAGCCACTCCCCGTGGGAGAGCTGCGCCTTGGCCTCCACCAGCCGCTTGCCGATCTCCAGAATGGCCATGCCGGCCTGCTGCTTGTAGAAGTTGATCTCCTCCGTGATGACGTCGATGTCGCGCTCCTCAAAGGCCTCGCTCATATCATCCTCGCTGAACATCTTGCTCAGTTCCTCGCCCTCAGAATACCCCTCCGGGACCGTGTTCACCATGTCGTACATACTCATGCCGCGTTCCTCCTCGCTCTCTTTTTCGGCAGCTTCGGTCTGCCGTCCTCATCTCGTTTGCTGCCGGCCTTCAGCCATTTCAGCCATGGATCCAGCACCCCGGCGTACAGCTTTCTGGCGCTCTCCCGGTCCGGGTTGTCGGCGCAGCCCTCCAGCTCGTTCCGGTAGCCGTGTACCTGCACGACTGTGTTGCCGTTCATTTCGATGGTCGCCAGCGGCGTGTGGGGCCTGTCACGCCGGCGCAGGAACAGGATGGTTGTCGCTCCCGTCATGTGCCGGACAGTGTAACCGCCTACGCAGTGCTTCAGCGCCTTGCCCTCGTCCACGATCTCATCGGCGTTGACCGGTGCGCGGATAAGGAAGTCGTCCGTCCAGAATAGATACTTTTCAGACAGGGCGCGCAGCCGCTTCCTGTAGGCCTCCTCGGCGGCTTTCTGTGCCGCTGTGTCCTCCGCCTTCCGGTACTGGCGCTGTATGGCGCTCCACGCCGCCGTCACCCGGTCGTGCTTTTCCACAAGGTCCCGCGGCATGAGGATCAGGGGATTTTCCATGTCCATCCCGCAGTGCTCCGCCGCGTCCAGATAGTCCTTGTACAGCTGCAGCACCCCTCTCCGGGTGCCGGATCCGGGCCTGCCGCCTTCCTGCAGCGCTACCCGGTTCTTTTCCAGATAGGCCGTCAGCTTCTCCGCCGTGATGCCCAGCCGCTTCAGCAGGCGCACGGCGTAGTTCTCCTCGCCGCGGCCGATGGTCGCCTCAGCGAGCCACGCCGCGGTTTCTATGGTCATTTTCAGCGGCGTGTCCCTGTGCCGGATATACAGCCGCAGCGTCCGCAGCGGCTCTCCCACGGAACACGCGGCCATCGCCTCCTTCGGCGTGCATTTCATAAAGTCCCTGGGCTTGTCCGCGTCCCATTTGATGATGTCGGCGTTCCGCACGCCGCGCCCCACAAGGTCCTCCACCGCGTCCTCCAGCCCCAGCTTCACCAGCATTTCGATCTGGCGGGGGTAAAAGCAGCACGCCGTCAGCAGCTCAATGAAGTCGTCCGAGGGGAGATGTATCTTTCTCAGGCCGCACCAGCGCATAAAGCCCTTGTCCGGCTCCGTCAGCCCGATCACGTCATACCCGGCGCCCAGCTCGGCGCAGTAGGTGTAGGGCGAGTGGATCTGCCACATTCCGCCCTTGCGCCCATTGCTCTTGCCGGGCGCGGTCTGGCGCCGGTAGCTCATGGGTGTGCCGCCGCTGCACCACCATGGCCGCGTGGCCTGCTCCGCCATGCCTGGCGTGAAGCGGTACACGCCCAGCAGCTTCATCTCCGGCAGCTTCGTCAGCACCGGATCACCGTTCATACCGACGCGGCTGTAGTTCTTGTCACAGTCCCACGCCGTGGCCCACAGGGCGCCCCGCCACTGCCGCAGGATGACCGCCCGCCGGAAGCTCCACAGGTTGGCCCGCCCGCCGGAGTACCGCAGCTCCTTCACCGTGACCTCCGCGCCGCAGTAGGGGCACCTGCAGCGCCTTTTCACCGTGGGCGAATGGTCCCAGCCGTTCCGGGGCTCCGGCGTGTGCGGCGCGTGCAGGACGCGCAGCTCGTCGGCGTTGTCCGTGTCCGGTTTGACGAAGGTATGCCGCCGGCAGCAGGTAGTCCATATCTCGCCCTTGCCGCAGCGCTTGAACAGGAAGTGCCGGAATAGTCCGTTTACCGCCTCCATCTCCTGCGCTGTGGGCTTCGGGGCCAGTCGCTCCAGCGCGGAGGCCCTCTCCTTTTCGTCCATCATGGCGCTCACCAAAAGTCCGCCAGATCCAGCACTACGGCCTTGCGCTCCCGCGGTGCCGCCGGGACTACGTCATGCTCGCACATGGCAATGGTCAGCTTCATGGTCACCACGCATCCGGGGAAGAAGAACGCCGCCGCCCGCTTGTAGGCCTCAAGGTCGCTCAGGCTGCCGCCCACGCCCTTCAGCACGGTCTTGACGCAATCCTCCACGCTGCCGCCCTGTACCACCGCCTGGGCGAACTCCGCGTCCTGCCGGCAGAAGTCCTCCAGCGCCGCCACCACCGGCTTGAACACGACGGCCTCTCGCTGGCCCGTCGGCGCCTTGGCGCCGCGCAGCTTCTCCAGCGCCTTGTCCAAATACTCGTTCATCGCACAGTTCCTCCTGTTTGTCTGTTTGTCTCTCGCCCGGCCCCTCAGTGTCCGGCATATAGCCGCCGGAAGTAGTCCTTTCTGGCGGCGGCCTTCCGCTGCTCCTCTATGCGGATGATACTGATGCAGTCGTCGCACAGCGGGCCGGAGCCGTGGAAGATCTTGCCGCACCGCTGGCACACGTTCCGCACCACCGGCAGCTTCTCCCGCAGCTCGCACCGGGCGGCCACCTTGGCCCACGGCACGCCCCACAGGTGCGCCGCCTCCACCGTGGCCAGCTCCCAATTGGGGGCGATCACCGGCACGTCGTAGTGGCCCTCGCACTGTACCCACCACAGAAAATCGTCTTTCTTGCTCTTTCCCTCGGCCATGCTCACCGTCCCCTTCCGCACAGCCGGGCCTTTTCGGCCTTTGCGCTGTACTCGTTGATCTTGTGCCGCTGGTAGCGGTCTATCTCCTTCTCCCGCCGGTAGGCGGCCAGTTTTACCCGTTCCTCGGCCCTGGCGGCCTCCACCTCGGCGTACTTCCCGCAGCGGTAGCTCCCGTCCTCGTTCCGGCCGTGGCAGCCGATGTATCGCTCGGCGCAGTTCAGACAGGGCTTCAGCTCGGCGTTTCTCCCTGTCTTAGGTCGGTTTTCCATGTCACCAGCTCCCTTCTGGCGCCGGCAGCGGCGGCATCCTCATGTGACATGAGGATGTCCACCACATAGCCGTACACACCGGTGTCCAGCGCCCTGTAGGTCTTTTCGCCTATGGTCACGGTGCTGCCCAGCGGAATGATGTCCGGATCCACCGCCACCGCCTCGCCGGGGTGTACCCACTCTCCGCTGGCGGTCAGCACAAGGTCGCCGCAGCGGTTGAGGTGGCTGTACGGCGTGCAGCAGGCGCAGTAGCCCGTCACCGTGAACACGCCGGTGCTTTCCGTGACCTCCGGCTCCAGCAGGACCGCCATCTCCTGTGGCTCCTGCGCGGTGCCCTCCGGCGCCGGTCTGCTGCTTAGCAGCCAGATCAGCTCCACCGCCAGCAGCACCGTCAGTACGGCGGCCACCGCCCACAGGGCGTTCCGCAGCCGCCGGATGCGGCAGGCGTGGCTGTAGGCCCGCGCCCGCCGGTTCCGTTCCATCCGTGTCTCTGTCACCGGCCCAGCGCCTCCACGCACTTCAGCACCGTTCCGGCCAGCCACGCCGCGCCGATATAGGCGCATATCCATCCGAAGGCGCTCATACCGTCAGCCTCCCCATCGTGTCCTCCGACCAGGTCTCGATGCGGTCCGTGTCCCGTACCTGCACCTGGTAGGCCCACGCGCCGTTCCGCTTCGTGGCCCGGAGCACCGTGCCTACGGGCGGGTGCCCGCCGTTTCTCTCCGCAGCCGCCGGGGTGAGGCACACCGCCTGCTCCCCTTCGGCGAACTTGGCGCCGCGGCTCTTTCTCTTGTTCATGCTCTGCTCCTTTCGTATCCCCGGCTTGCGCCGGGGGGTGGCCTTTTCGATCAGTCCTGCGCCGGCTCCGCCGTCTTGGCCTTGATGCCGACGCGAAAGCCGGGGGCCACGCCACGCGAAATGCTGGCAAAGTAGTTGTACGCGGTGCCCGACGTGTCCACAGAGCAGAAATAGCCGCTGGTGCTGGCATACGGCGAGCGCAGCCAGGCATACCACAGGTACGCTTTCCGGTTGCTCTGGCTCTCGGCAAAGAACGGCAGGGGCTTGTCCGGCGTGTCGTCCCGCTGCATCCAGTCCGGCGCGCCCTCGCCGAACACCTCCACCGCGGACAGGGGCCACAGCTTGTCCGTGCAGGTGTACACCTCGCCGTCCACCGTCTGGGTGATGGTGCGCTCCACCAACAGTGCCGCCAGCTCGTCCGGCAGCAGGGGCAGGAGCTCCTCGTTGAGGCGTTCTCCGGCGTCGCTCTCCGGGTAGTTCACATAGTCCGTGTTCCACCAGCGGCGGCCGTCGTACATGGCCATGTCCCGCACGCCCTTAAAAAGGCAGCCGGTAAGGACGCTGTCGGTGATGTCCGCCACCACAAAGGCGGCATCTTTGCCGTTCTTGAGTTGGAAGGCGACCTCGTCGCCCACGCGCAGCGCCGCCAGCTTCTCCGGGCGGGTGAAGTCCTCCGCGTTCCAAATGGTCAAAGTCTCATGCTTCATGTTGTTTTCCTCCTGTTGTTGATTATTTGCCCCCGGCCTCCGCCGGGTTCATTTCGCACGGTTGATAGGGATTTGAGATGTCCCAGCCCTCCCACTTCGCTAAGAATTCCTCCAGTGCCTCCGGGCGGCACTTGTAGGCACCCAGCTTCAAGAAAGGCAGCAGACCGCTTTTCCGCAGCTCGTGTACCTTCCCTTGGTTGACGCCCAGCAGCTCCGACACCTCCGGCACCGTCAGCAGCCGCGGCAGCTGTTCTATGTTCGTCATGTCCTGCCCTCCTCTCTTGCGCCCGCCGGGATTGTCCTATGGCTTCTTGCCAGTCTTTCGTAAATGTGATATACTCACCCTGAAAGGTGGGATTATCTATGAAGCGAGAAACTCATTCTCAAATTCCGGACGAATTATCCTATGCGGTGTCTTACGACGAACCCGGTTCTTGTCCTCTCTGTCATTTCGCAATTAAACCAGATTACATCGAAGGCGAATGGTACCGGGATGACAAGTCTCACAGACATCTCGCCATCTTCTATACCTGTCCTCACTGTTTCCGTCCCTTTGTTGCCCACTTTACCGATGACAGCCCCATGAACAACTGTATGTCTCCCGTTCTCGATTACTGTGGGCCCGAGTTATATTCCGCGCAGCAGTTCGAAGCCAACATTGCGGGCTTGTCGCCCCAGTTCGTAAAGGTCTACAACCAAGCCCTTGAGGCAGAGAGCCGGCAGCTCGACGAAATCGCCGGTATTGGTTATCGGAAGGCTCTGGAATTCCTGGTTAAAGACTATTGCAAGCACACGCATCCCGAAAAAGGCACCGAAATTGAGCGTCTCCCTCTGGGAAAATGCATCTCTGACTATATCGAAAACCGATCCATAACCACACTTGCCAGCCGCGCCGTTTGGATCGGCAACGATGAAACGCATTACACTCGAAAGCACGAGGATCGTGATACAGCAGATATGAAAAGATTTATTCAAGCCATGGTGCATTACATTGGAATGGAACTCGTCGTCGAGGACGCCGCTTCTATGGATCCAGCGCATTGACCAGTGATTAGCCACGCTGGTGCGGTATGCTAAAATGAAAGGAGATCGAATAATATGATTACTTCTCGCCGTCTGCCCCATCGCAGGCAGTCTGACAAGGGACGAAACTGCGGCGCAGCTTGCCTTGCCATGTTGCTTGAGCATTACAAAATTCGGCCAAGCAATCTGAAAGAAATCACGTCTCAAGTCTCTGCCCCAGATAAAAACGGGCAGCCAATGTGCTATAACATCCTTATCGCCCGATATGCACAGAAACGCGGCCTATATTGCTCTGTCGTTTCCGTGAGAGACCCGCGAACCTTTATCCCTTTTTGTCTCGAACAGGGGCTTGAGCTGTTCGTGAATTACCATCCGGCCCCCAATACCACTTCGGCCCATTACGCTTTTGTGTCCTATGTGGCCGAAGATAAAGTGTACCTAAACGATCCTCAGTTCGACGCTCCATTAGGTGTCAATTACGAGATTTCCATGGATACGCTATGCCAAGGATTGCAGAAGTGCAGCTCCGAAGACGATCTGGCCGTATCCAACACAATTCTCGTATTCGCAAAAGAGAACTCCGATGTCCCCGTGAGATACATCCCCGATGGCGATAATCGTTTTCCCTTTTTTGAGTGCATCGGCGACAGGGCCATCTGTGTTTTAGCCCCATTTACCGGCCAATGGATCGAAGTCAGCAAGATCCTTTCGGCCCCCACGCCGTGATATACCGGCTTAAATGGGAGGTGCTTCAGCTTGAAGAAACTGCTCGTAGCGCTCTTTGCGCTGCTTCTCTGCTGTACGGTGGCTCTCGCTCATCCCGGAGGAACCGATGCCGCCGGTGGCCATTACGACCGTTCCACCGGCGAATACCATTACCACCACGGCCACAAGGCCCACCAGCATTACAACGGGCAGTGCCCATACAACTTTGATGACCGCACCGGTGCTGACAGTCGGCCATCCGACGGCAGCGACTCCGGCTACGTTGAAATGCCCGTGCTGCGGAATGACGCTGATACCGGCGAACCGGTCAAGGCTTCCACCTCGACATGGGACGACCTCGTGTCGCTCATTACGAGCACTAAGTTTTGGCTCGGCATCGCGGAGACTGTCATCGCCTTTGCGATCCCGGTCATCATCTACGAGTGGGCCATGCGTTCCCGGAAGAAAAAGAAATAGTCCCCTGCCGACCGCGTCCCTCCGGGCGCGGTCTTATTTACGCCGAAACTCTACTTTTTGTAGAGTTACCGCCAAAAAAAATAGTATCAAAGCTTACGCCGGTGACCGCAGCGATCATCTTGCCTTGCGAGATGGTCGCTGTCTCCGGATGGGCCTCTATGCGCCTGTAAGTATCGCGGGAAATGCCCAGTTTTTCAGCCATTTCCACCTGTGTCAGTCCGGCGAATTGCCGTGCCATTTTGGGTGAGAATTGCATCTCGTTCACCTCCTTCTGCCTCACACTATACTCTACAATAAGTAGGATGTCAAGAACTTTTTGTAGGAATTTTATTTTTTGATGTTGCAATTTTCCTACATTTAGTATATGCTGTACCCATAAACTCGGAGGTGATGCTTATGTCCATCGGTGAAAATATCAAGAGTTTACGCGAGTCTCGCGGGCTCACACAGGCACAGTTAGGCGATGCCGTCGGAGTCTCCGACAAGGCCGTATCCACATGGGAGTCCGGCAAGCGTGAGCCCAGAATGGGCGCCGTGGAGAAGTTGGCCGCTTTCTTCGGCCTTGATAAAAGCGAACTTCTCTTTGGCGCCGGCTATGAAAAAACCGCCGCCCTGGCCGGCGACGGTCTTTCCCCTCTGGATGTCAAGCTGATCGAGCTGCTGCGCTGTCTGACCGAGGATCAGAAGCGTCTGCTGCTGGCCCAGATAGAGACTCTATTAAGCCAACGAGGATGAGGATCTTCTCGTCCTCTGTCAGTAGTTGGAACCTTTCCAGTATCCTGTCATCTAAACTCATTTCTCTCCCCTTTACGTCCGGCTTCCTGCTTCCTTCTGTATTCATTATGCTGCCGGCGTAGACGAAAAGTCAATGAGCTATCCTGACAATTTCTGCCCTATTTTAACAATTCGCGTTTTTTCTCAATTTTTCCTACCTATATTCGGGTAAAAATTTGCCCAATTTGGGGAATTGCTACCCAATATGGGTAATTTATGTAAGGAGGAGCACTATGTCCGTTATTGACGAGTTATCCCCATACATCCGTGCATACCCCAAAGCATTCCGCACGGCACGTTCCCGCTTCGGCCTCACCAACGAAAAATTATCCGAGCGCTCCGGCGTTCCCTACTCCACCGTCCGCAACGCGCAAAGCGGCAACGGCGGCGTTACCATCGTGCAGGCGGCGGCGTTGGCCCGCGTGCTGGATCTGTCCATCGACGAGATGTTCGGCGCGGTCAAGCCGGAGGCGGAGCAGCAGCGTGCAGAGCTGGAGCAGCGTATCCGTACTCTTGAACTGGAGCTGGCGGATCGCAACGGCGAGATCCGCAGTCTGCGGGATAGCAACGATACTCTCCGCTCCGAACTGGCGCAACGTACCTATTCGCTTATCACCGTCTGTTCGCTTTTGTTCTTTGCTGTAGCCTGGTATCTAATTTGGGACTATCGCCTCCCAAATGCGGGTCTCATTATCGGTGGCAACATATCGCTCGCCGCGTGGCTTATTCTGCTGCTGGTCATCGTGGCCGCCTGCGTCATGGGCCACTGTCTGCTTCGTATGTCTTCCCGGTATACGAAGCGATCCCACACCGTTTTCATCGGTCACGAGCCGGGAGGTGACAAAGATGGGCAGTAAAGTGCTTACCCGCCGGCGAGGCAAGAAATACGAATACCGCTTCGAGTCCGCGTCCGTCGGCGGCAAGCGGCAGTGGATCTCCCGCGGCGGCTTCGATACCGCCGGCGAGGCATACGCCGCCGGCATGACAGCCTGGCAGGAATACCGGAACTCCGGTCTAAAGTTCACTCCGTCCCAAATGAGCGTGGCCGATTTCCTCAACTACTGGCTGGATAATTACGGTGTTTCCAACTTCAAAGATACCACCCTCACCAACTACCGCAAGAAGATAAAGAACCATATCGTCCCCGCCATCGGCAAATACCCCATATCTGCGCTCCAGACCGCCTCTGTGCAGGCGCTCATCGACGACCTGTTCAACCGCGGATACAGCCGCAACACCATCGCGGGTGTAAAGGGCATCCTCAGCAAGTCCATGAAATACGCCAAAAAGATGAAGTTTATCCAGAATAGCCCCGTGCCGGACGCCGAACTCCCCCGGCGCGGAGCGCAGCCCATGCTAAAGACGCGCACTAAGCGGCGGGGCGTTCTGGACGCCGATACCATTCGCCGGATATTTGAGCGCTTCCCGGAGGGGCATCCCATGCACATCCCGCTTGTTCTCGGCTACCGCTGCGGCCTCCGGCTCGGCGAGGCTTTCGCCCTGCAGTGGGAGGACGTAGACTTCGGCGCTGCCACCTTGTCTGTCAACCGTCAGATCCAATACCGCCCCGGAGGCGGCGATACCTCGCCGAAGGAACGCAGGCGCTCTCCGGATGAGCTGTATTTCGCTCCCCCGAAGTACGACAGTTACCGCACCATCCAGCTGGACAGCGCAACGCTGGCGCTGCTCCGACGTACCCGGCAGCACCAGCGGGAGGCGCAGCTCTCCTATGGTCCCTATTTCCAACGGCAATATATCACCCCGGCACGCAGCTCCGCGGACGATGTCCCCCCATTTACACTCAACACCGATGGCATCGGCACGGAGATCCACATGATCAACGTCAATGACGACGGCTCCCTTATCCGTCCGCGTACCATGCAGGAATGCTGCCGTGTGATCCACGGCTGGCGGAATGTGCAGAAGAACAGCAAGGTATCCCGCGTCCGATCCCCGGATGCCATTTGCCCCACCTTCGACTACCACTCGCTGCGGCACACGCACTGCACGGAGCTTCTCCTCGCCGGAGTTCCTCCCAAAGCGGTGCAGGTGCGCCTCGGTCACAAGGATATCAAAACCACCCTCAACATCTACCAGCACCTCACGCAGCAAATGGAGGCCGACACGGCCAAAAAGCTTGAAAGCCTGTATGCCGCAAATTAAAGAGCGCTGC